GTACCATCTGTACCCGAAGTACCAGATGAACCGCTTGTACCACTTGTATTAGAATCGCCTGAAGTACCCGCGTTTCCTCTAGAACCACTTGTACCAGTTGAACCTGAAGTACCTGATGTATTTGATAAACCACTAGTTCCAGCAACACCTGTTGTACCTGAGGTACCTGTTGTACCAGCTGAACCTGAAGTTCCTGAAGTTCCTGAAGTATTACTTATACCTGAAGTACCAGCATTACCATTTGTTCCAGAAGTACCTGTTGTACCAGCTGAACCTGAAGTTCCACTGGTTCCTGAAGTATTCGAAGCACCTGAAGTACCAGCTGCTCCTGTAGTACCTGTTGTTCCATTAGAACCGCTTGTACCTGATGTGTTACCTGTTCCAGAAGTTCCAGCTGCTCCTGTAGTACCTGCTGTTCCATTAGAACCGCTTGTACCACTAGTAGCACTTGCTCCACTAGTACCTGCTGTACTTGATCTACCTGATGTACCATCTGTACCGCTAGAACCACTAGTTCCAGAAGTACCTGATGTGTTTGAATCACCACTAGTACCTGCTAAACCTCTTGTTCCTGAAGAACCAGAAGAACCAGAAGTACCTGAAGTGTTTGATATACCTGAAGTACCTGCTACACCGGCTGTACCAGCAGTACCTGTAGTTCCTGAAGAACCACTTGTACCTGTTGTTCCAGAAGTGTTTGAAATACCTGAAGTACCAGCAATACCATTGATACCACTAGTTCCATTTGAACCGCTGGTTCCACTTGTATTGCTTATTCCGCTTGTACCTGCTACTCCTGAAGTACCAGAATTACCTGTTGTACCTGAAGTACCAGATGTATTTGAAACACCACTTGTTCCAGCGGCACCTGTAGTTCCAGAAGAACCTGTTGAACCACTTGTTCCGCTTGTGTTTGAAATTCCACTTGTACCTGCTACTCCGTTTATACCTGAAGTACCATTTGTGCCCGATGAACCTGATGAACCAGAAGTACCACTAGTAGAACTTATTCCACTTGTACCTGCGGTACCTGATCTACCAGCTGTACCATCTGTACCAGAAGTACCTGAAGAACCACTTGTTCCACTTGTATTACTATCACCAGAAGTACCAGCATTTCCTCTAGTACCACTTGAACCTGTTGTACCAGATGAACCTGATGTATTTGATAAACCACTAGTTCCAGCAGCACCTGTAGTACCTGAAGTACCAGTAGTACCTGCTGAACCACTTGTTCCACTTGTATTACTTATTCCTGAAGTACCAGCAACTCCATTAGTTCCTGAAGTTCCTGTTGTACCGGATGAACCTGAAGTTCCTGAGGTATTTGAAATTCCCGCAGTACCAGCAGTTCCATTTATTCCTGAAGTTCCAGCTGAACCTGAAGTTCCACTTGTATTAGATATACCGCTTGTTCCAGCAGTACCAGAGTTACCAGAAGTACCAGATGTGCCTGATGAACCAGCACTACCAGAAGTTCCTGAAGTTGATGAATTACCTGATGTACCAGCAACTCCTGTAGTACCAGATGTACCTTGGGAACCAGAGGTTCCACTTGTTGAAGATATTCCAGATGTACCATCAGTTCCGTTTAATCCTGAAGTACCTGAAGTACCTTGTGAACCTGATGTACCACTTACTCCGCTTGTTCCAGTTGTACCATTTATACCAGACGTTCCGGATGTACCATTACTACCTGAAGTTCCACTTATACCTGACGTACCAGCAGCACCTGAAGTACCAGCTGTTCCATTAGAACCACTAGAACCACTAGTACTACTTATACCTGAAGTACCAGCTAATCCATTTATACCTGAAGTACCAGTAGTACCAGTAGTACCTGATGAACCTGAAGTACCGGATGTGTTTGAAACACCTGATGTACCAGCAGCTCCTGTAGTACCTGCTGTACCTGTAGTTCCTGAAGAACCACTTGTGCCTGAAGTATTACTTAAACCTGAAGTACCAGCAATTCCTGTTGTTCCATTTGAACCTGATGTTCCTGATGAACCTGAAGTTCCACTTGTTGCTGAAATACCTGAAGTACCAGCAACCCCATTTATACCTGAAGTACCTGCTGTACCTGTAGTTCCTGATGAACCACTTGTACCAGCGGTACCTGATGTGTTATTTGATCCTGAGGTACCAGCTATTCCACTAGTTCCTGCACTTATTCCACTTGTACCTGCTGTACCAGCTCTACCTGCTGTACCATCTGTACCACTAGTTCCAGATGAACCACTTGTGCCTGAAGTATTTGAATCACCACTAGTACCAGCATTTCCTTTTGAACCACTAGTTCCTGATGAACCTGATGTACCTGAAGTATCTGAAATACCTGAAGTACCCGCAGTTCCATTTAAACCACTTGAACCTGCTGTACCTGTAGTACCTGAAGTGTTTGATATTCCACTTGTACCTGAAGTATTTGAAGCGCCTGATGTACCTGCTGTACCTGTAGTTCCTGAAGAACCACTTGTACCAGTAGTACCTGATGTATTTGAAGATCCAGAAGTACCAGCTGCTCCTGTAGTTCCAGAAGAACCATTTGATCCACTTGTACCTGAAGTATTTGAAGCGCCTGATGTACCAGCAATACCATTTGTACCTGCTGTACCTGTAGTACCAGAAGTACCACTTGTTGATGAAATACCAGATGTTCCTGCTATTCCATTTATACCTGATGAACCATTTGAACCACTAGTTCCACTTGTAGCACTTGCTCCGCTAGTACCTGCGGTACTAGAATCACCACTAGTACCTGTAGTACCTGTAGTACCAGAAGAACCAGAAGTACCTGATGTGTTTGATTGACCTGAAGTTCCAGCAGCGCCTGTAGTTCCTGAAGAACCACTTGTACCTGCAGTGCCTGAAGTATTATTAGCACCACTTGTACCAGCCGCACCTGTTGTGCCTGATGTACCCGTTGTACCACTTGAACCTGAAGTTCCACTTGTATCACTTAATCCTGAAGTGCCTGCTGTTGAATTAGCACCTGATGTACCTGCTGTACCTGTAGTTCCTGAGGAACCACTTGTACCACTTGTATTTGAAATACCAGATGTACCAGCAATACCTGTATTTCCTGAAGAACCATCTGTACCACTAGTGCCTGATGTATTTGAAACTCCACTAGTACCTGCTGTAGCTGAGGCTCCACTTGTACCTGCTATACGTTGTACCACTAGTATTTGAAACACCTGATGTACCTGCTAATCCATTAATTCCTGATGAGCCACTTGTTCCTGAACTACCTGATGTACCTGATGTACCTGATGTGTCGCTTAAACCTGAAGTTCCTGCTAAACCTGTTGAACCTGAACTTCCTGAAGAACCAGATGTACCCGAAGTGTTTGAAATTCCTGAGGTTCCTGCTATTCCATTAACTCCACTAGTACCATCAGTACCTGTTGTACCACTTGTACTAGAAATTCCTGAAGTACCGGAAGTTGAATTAGCACCACTAGTACCAGAAGTACCAGAAGTTGATGATTCACCTGAAGTTCCAGATAAACCACTTGTTCCTGAGGAACCTGAGGTTCCTGATGTATTTGAAATTCCTGATGTACCCGCATTACCATTTATACCTGCTGTACCATTAGTACCTGAAGTACCAGAAGTATCAGAAGTTCCAGAAGTACCAGCAATACCTGAAATACCACTAGAACCATTAGAACCATTTGTACCTGAAGTAGCACTTATTCCTGAAGTACCATCAACACCATTTGTTCCCGATGTACCACTTGTACCAGAAGAACCTGAAGAACCTGAAGAACCTGAAGTTCCACTTGTATTAGAAATTCCACTTGTTCCTGCTATACCATTTATACCACTAGTACCATTAGTACCACTAGTTCCTGAAGTATCACTTGTACCACTTGTACCTGCTGTACCATTTATGCCACTAGAGCCATTAGTACCGCTTGTACCATTAGTACCACTTGTACCTGAAATACCAGCTGTACCATTTGTACCAGAAACACCACTTGTACCTGAAGTAGAATTTACATATCCAAAAAGACCTGTAGTAGGATTATATGTAACAACATAAGGACCAGATTGTACAGGTAAAGTTTGTATTATAAGAGGTTGAGACGATCCAGAAATTACTAAAGATCCAGTGATAACGGCTGAACCTGAAAATGGAAATCCTACTCCTCCTGAACCAGAAATATAAACAGTTACACCAGTATTGCTACTACTTACGGAAAATCCCGTAACTGTAGCAGAACCACTTATATTAATAAAGGGAACACTAGCGCTAACTAATATTCCATTTTGGTATATATCAATAGTACCTGCACCATTACCATTTCCTCCATTAGGATTATATACACCAACCGGTACCTGATCTAAAAATCTTACTTGCGCCATTAAACTAGTTTGTTATCCAATATAAATATCAAATTATCCAATAGCAGTTGATCTATTTTGAGTTTCTTTTTGAGAAGCTGTTTCTGTTACAATTCTATCTCCTACTACGTTGCCTTCGAAGAAAGCTGGGCTGTCTATTGCTTCCATTGAGAATATAATTTTGGTTTTGTTTGAAAATTTCTTAAGTGCTGTTATATCTTTTTGTAATATATCTGGAATGATATATCCATTAATTTTTATATCAAATGTACTTCTTACTATACGTTCATCATTATTAACTAATTCTGTTTGGAAACCAAACGAATCAATAGATGCTTTAAACTGATAACGTTGAGGATTACCCCAGTAAGCATCTGAAGCATATTCCATTGCTTCTACTATTTTATTTAATTGTTCTACATAATATGTAAACACAACACAAGTATAAGTAACTGTTAAATAATCAGGCATTATCACAGCATAATATTCTTGTTGTGGGATTCTGTTATTTAATACTTTAAAATTATCGTAAGCATTTCTTTGAGTATATTTTTTAGTAAATACACCAAAGTTTTGTGGGTTATTAGCATCTAATTTGTTAGCTATCTGTCTATTTTTGTCTATACTGTTGCGTTTAAACATAATCAACGGAGCCTGTATTTTACCCTGTTGATCCCTATAATACCCATCTTTTTGATATGATTTCCATTTTTCAGGTGAACCATAAATAATAGGAACCGGTAAACGAGAACCATTTTGAAAAACTGAGGGTTGGATTACATTACCAAAGTAATAAAAAATTGCCTCATCTATATCTTGAAGACCAACACTAAAAGGTTTTACAGTATCTCCTTTAAAGGATGTTTGTAATGCTCTATTTTCGGTAGTTGATGGATTAAAGTTATTAGGATTTCCTGCTTGTTGATAAGTAGGAACTACCTGCTCGTTACCGAGTTGTTTTTGGGTTTTTGGTATAGGTTTTCTAACTTGTGGCATTACATTCTTGATTTAATTATATTTAAACGATCTGAAGGAACGTAGTGGCAATCACATCTTACTTCTACGCTATAACCGAATTGATCTAAACCTGGGTTTAATGGATTATTCCCATTAGCATCTGTATAAGGAAACTCTGGATTTTTTCCTGTAAAATATTGAGTATCATAAGTATTATCTACTTCCCAATATCCATTTTGATATTGAATTACATCTCCTACAGCAGGTTGTATATTAGCTCCATAAGTTCCTGGGAGTGGATTTAAATTAGATCCAAAACTCATACTAGCATTATAATCTAAAGTAGGACTTAACAAATCATCTTTTAAAAATCTAAAAGTTATAGGCCAAGTAAAATCTACACCTAAATCACTTGTAGGAGATTCTGGAGATCCTAATTCTATTAAAGCAAATAACATAACAGGATCCGCAAAGTTTCTTCCTTCAACTGATTCTCCATACATGTTAGTTTTAGTAGTAGTAACATTATACTTATAGTAAATTACTTCTTGAGATATAATGTTTCCCATCAACTCACGGTTGACTTTTCTAAACATTGACATATCACGAGCACCTCCGTATAAAGCCATATTATCCTATATAAATTGTCATTGGTACTTGATTAATTTCAGCAACACGAGCTACAGATTCTGCTTGTCTTCTTTCAAGTAATGCTTGACGTGATGTTTGATCAAAATATTCTCTTAATCTTGTAATTAAAGCATCTCTTTCAGTAGCTGCTGATGTTACTAATTCATTACCATTTAATGTTACTTCTGATCCTGGAATAGGAATTGTTGAGTATTTATTTCTTACTAATCCTAAAGCATCTTTTGCTCTAGCTAATGTGTATTCAAAAATCCAAGCTCTACCAATAGAATTAATTTTAGAGTATACTGGATTTACATAAGGAACATTTGATGTGTTTGAAATTTTATTTGTTCCATCAGAAAAAGCGGCATCTAATCTATCTTGAATTTTTATAAAATCAAATACTAAATAAATACCATAATCTAATCCACCTTCAAATCCATCCTCACCAAAAGCTCCAGTACCTGGTACTGGAAATACTGTGATTATGTTGTTTATAATATTAAATGTATAGTTTGAAAGTGTTACTTGGTTCATCATTTCAATTGCTTGCATGTTTTGCATAGTAAAACTTGTAGGCATCATTAAGTAAGTAGAAGAACCATATCCAAACCCATATAAACCAGCAGCAGGAACACCTCCTAAACCACCTTGACCTGCTAATAAAGCAGGAGAATATAATTGACTAATTGCTGGTGGAGCTTGATAGTATACATTTTTAATTTCAATACCACCTACAATTCCTTCATCTTCAGCCCATTTAGATAAATCATAACGTTGTTGTCCTGGTGTTAAAGGTAATCTACCTTTTAACCAATTTACGTTACCACCAGCACCTGCTTCCTCACCATATTGTTGAGATAATCTAACAATAGTAGAAAAGGTTGGAGTAACAATATCATCATTAACATCTACTGAAGTAGGGGCTCCTTCTAAAGATAAGTAATTATCTCTAGTTTGAAAAGCATATAATTCATTTCCGTAAATAGTAGTTGCTTCTTCAAACCCAGCCCAAAAGTTAATATCTTGTAATTCTACGTTTTCAATAGGATAACCTAAACGCAAAGCACAAAAGTTAGCTACTTTATTAGCATCACTTTGGAATTGAGAATCATTATCATAAAATCCAAAAGGTGTTGGAGGAGGCCATACACCATTAGCATAAGAAGATGAAACTTGTGCAAATGAGGATGAACCAGGCCAAATAGGTATGTTTGCCATATTTTTTTATTAGGTTGTTGCTATATAATATTCTACACTAGCTATTGATCCTGTAGGTTGAAGTTTTACTGATTTTATATCTGCAAAATTAAATCCACCTTCACTACCTGTCATTTTACTTGTAGACAACATGTATGAACTACCAGTAGCAATTAAATAACTCATAGCCTCTGTTGAAGATGATATAATAATTTTAACAGGAGCAATAGCAGAATTATTTGTTATTCTTATATATTGTATGCTGCTAGTTACAAATGTACCTGCACCTGGGGTTGCATCCAGGTTAAAAATAGTAGTTACTGAGCCTGTAGGTATGCTTAAAATTCTATTATCAACATAATTAATATTATTAATAGTTTGAGTAACAGAAGAACCTACGTTGTCTCCGTTAAGTGTTAAAATTTCGAATATTTGGGAAGTAAAAGTTGCCATGCCTTTTTCGTATAAATATTGAAAAAGTATGGTTCTAACTTATTTTTTAGAACTTCCGTTTGTACCTGAGGATCCTAAACTCATTCCTTTTTCATATGCGTCATTATATAGATTAATTAAATCTTCTACAATTGGGTCTCTATGGTTTTGTTTTAAAGATATTGCCTCTAAATTTTTAATACGTTTAGCAGCCGAGTATAAGAATTTAAATCCAGAATCGCGTTTTTGTTTTAAGTCCACCTGAGCATCATCACCACAAATAATCATTTTAGACCCTTTACCAATACGAGTAACAATCATTTCCATTTGC